ATCAATCGTCTCTTTTTCGACGGTAAACAGCCCGAACTTGCTGGAAACACGGACGAGGTAAACGGAGACATCGAGACTGGCCGCACATTGCCCAGACTGGAAACGATCAGCTTGGGGGGCTGGAGTTATGGGCCTCTGGTTGCTGAGTGGGCTTCTAAGTTCATGCAGACCGAGCTCATGCCGTGGCAGTTGCACTGTCTTACAAAGCAACTCGAGACGGACGATGCCGGCGACTTTGTGCATCGAGAAGCTTTAGTCAGCACGGCTCGACAGAACGGAAAGAGCCTTGCCCTCTCAGCATTAATCGGCTGGTTCTTAACTCATCCTTGGGGGCGCAAGGTAAACGTGCTCAGCACAGCAAACATGTTGGACCGCGCCGAGGCAATCCACGCCACGGTCGCCCCAATCCTTGTCGAGCATTTTGGCGCTAAGCAGATGCAAGCCCTCGGGCGTAAATCCGTGACCATGCCAGACGGCTCAAAGTGGGAAGTCAGAGCTGCATCAACTCGCCTGCACGGTGGCTCCTACGATCTCGTTGTTGCAGACGAAATCTTCGACATCGCCGGCGAGGTCATGGATCAGGCCATCCGTCCGACCATGATTGCTAAAAGTAACCCCCTGCTGTCTATGTGGTCGACGGCTGGAGATGCGGACTCACTCTTCATGCAACAAATCCGTGAGCAGGGTTTACGCGACATTGACCGTGGCGAAAACAACGGTCTTTATTTCGCTGAGTGGAGCATGCCCCCCGAGGCCAAGGGCGAGGAGTTCTATCGGTGGGCTAACCCAGCGCTCGGAACCACGATCACAATGAAGGCTCTCCGTGCAGCGTCCAAAAAGGATTACTTTCAACGTGCGCACCTCAACCAGTGGGTCTCGAGCCGTGGCGCGTGGGACATTGGTGATTGGAGCAAATGCCACACCAATCTTGAGATGCCAGCGGGCGGTGTGCTTGCCGTTGACAGCTCTATCTCTGAGGCTCGCTATGTCGGGGTCCGCGCTGTGCAGATGGATCACAAGACCATCGTGCATGTCGAATTTGTGGTTGACACAGAAGACGAAATGTGGCGACAGATTGACCGCGTCATGCAGGACAAGTCCACCACCCTTGCGATTACACCAACGCTCGAGATTCACATGCCAACGCAATACTCTCGCCGGTACAGCGTCGTTGGATACGGTGAGCTGCTGCGCTACACCACCCTTGTGCAAAAGATGATCCTTGAGGACAAGGTTGCACACACTGGGTCGACCGCACTGGCTGAGCATCTCGGGCGCGCCGTTATGGTCAAGACTGCCCAAGGAGCCGTGCTCTCATCGCAGAAAAGTCCAGGACCCATCGAGCTTGCACGTGTTGCGGTGTTTGCAATCTCGCTGGTGAGTAAACCGACTAACCGTCAGAAGCCCATGCTCGTGGTCTCTTAGTAGCGTATGCTCTCACTAAGTGACCGCCACGCGTCGGGCGTGGTGGCCACCCTTTCGAAAGGTCATCATGGGTTTATTCACTAGGGGTGAAACCAAAGCACAGATCAGCCCACCGCCCGTGCAAAAGGCAGCTGCTGCCGTTGGTGGATACTCATCCAACAGCGCAAGCTCGGCGATGATTGGCCAGTACTACACGTACCAAGAAGGCGAGGCGCGTAATCGCGCAATGCAAGTTGCAGCGGTTTCCCGTGCTCGTGATCTTCATGCCAGCGTCATCAGCGCTATGCGACTAAAGATGTACCGCGAGTCATGGAATGAGCAGACACGCGAAATGGAAGAGACAGACCTTGCGCCACGTTCTTGGTTGCGTCGCCCAGATCCTGCTATCCCGTATGAGACCCTTATGGCTTGGACGCTTGACGACCTTTTCTTCTTTGGCCGTGCGTTCTGGTGGATTTCCAGCAGGACACAAGACGGATACCCCGCATCGTTTACACGCTTGCCCGCGGGATCTATTACCACGACCGACCAAGTCGGACCTGTATGGTTTGCCCCGTCTAACGAGGTTTACTTCAACGGATCAATGCTTGACCCTAAAGATCTTGTCCAGTTCATCAGCCCAGTGCAGGGCATCATCTACCAAGGTGAGCAGACCATTGCCACGGCGCTCAAGGTCGAAGACAGTCGCTACCGCAATGCGGCCTCGGCCATCCCGAGCGGAATCCTTCGTCAGACTGGAGGCGAGCCCCTCAGCGCCCAAGAACTTGCCGATCTTGCAGCTGCTTTCAACGCTGCTCGAGCAACTAACCAGACCGCAGCGCTCAATGAGTTTCTAAGCTACGAGCCAACCTCAGCAACACCGGACAAGATGCTTCTTATTGAGTCAGCCAACTACAGCGCTCTTGACATCTCACGACTGTGCAATTGCCCGCCGTACTTGCTCGGCGTTTCCACAGGTGCCTACGCATACACCAACAGCCGAGAGTCACGCATTGACCTTTGGACATTCGGCACCAAGATCTACGCAGAGTGCATCGCTTCGACGCTGAGCTCTGACGCAATCCTCCCACGCGGGACCTTCGTAGAGTTTGACGTGGACGACTTCATCGGCGAATTTGAAGAGACCTCTATGGCTCAAGAAGACGCACGAGTACCAGAAGAAAACACACAGGAGCAAATCGCATGATCCGTTTCACATCAGACACAGTCACCGTCAGCGCCGCTGCCGGCGAGCCAACAGGGGAGCGCCGCATTGATGCGATTGCTGTCCCTTGGAATACTTTCGCAACCGTCAGCGACGGCACCGAGGTCATGTTTAAGGAGGGCTCACTTCCTGTAGATGGCAAGGCTCCTCGTGTTTTCATGTACCACGATTCTTCCCAGCCCGTAGGCATAGTGAGTGAGAGAGTGTCAACGAGCGAGGCAATGCTTGCGAGCATGTACATCTCGCGCACCTCAGCTGGTGATGACGCATTGACCCTTTCGGCTGATGGCGTTATGGAAGTTTCCGTGGGTGTAAACCCTCGAGAATTTTCATACGACGATCAGGGCCGCATGATCGTCACGGCAGCCGATTGGATGGAATTGTCATTAGTGCCCATCGCGGCCTTCGAAGGTAGTACCATAACTCGTGTAGCTGCGTCAGCAGATACAGAACCCGACACAGAACCCACACCAGAACAAGTCGAGGAGACAGAACCCGTGGACTCAGTACAGCCAGAAGCAGCAATCGAAGCTGCGACACCAACCGCACCAATCCCCGCACAAGCTAAGCGCAACTTCGGCATGCCATCTGCCGGCGAGTTCATGGCTGCTTACCACATCGGTGGCGAAGTTTGGCAGCGTGTAAACGCAGCAGCAAAAGAAGTTGCAATGTCAAAGCAGACCGCATTGCAGGCTGCAGCTGGCGACTCATTGACAACCGACACGCCCGGCCTCTTGAACCAGATGGTCCTCGGTCCTGTGTTTACGGATCTCAACTACATCCGTCCAGTCGTTTCAGCAGTGGGCGCTCGCGCGTTTCCTGACGGCGGAACTCAGAAGACCTTCATCAGGCCTACTTGGACCACCCACCCAAGCGTCGGCTCTCAGAGCCCAGAGCTTGGTGGCGTTTCCGCAACCACGCCAGTGATTGCATCCAACGTGGTGAGCAAGACCACCCTCGCTGGACAGGTAACACTGTCAGCTCAGGACATCGACTTCACTTCGCCAGCCGCAATGGAAATCATCTTGCGCGACCTCGCTGGACAGTACATGTTGCAGTCGGACGCAGTTGCTTGTGCAGCAATCCTCGCAGGAGACACCGCATCAGGGTCCACATGGACAGTGACAGCAAACGACCCAACCTCATTGATTTCTGCACTGTACGACGCAGCAACAGACATCCTCGCAGCAACCAACTTCTTGCCTGACCACATCTTTGTCAGCCCAGACGTATGGAAGAAATTGGGCAGTCAGTTGAACGCAGAAAAGTCCCCAATCTTCCCATACACCGGCGCAGCTGGTCTCATGGGTGTAAACGGAATGGGCACCGCAAACGTGACACAAATGAACACCTTCAACCCACTGGGCTTGAATTTGGTCGTTGACCGCGCATTTGCCGACAACACCATGGTTGTAGCTCGTGGTACTGCAATAGAGTTCTATGAGCAGATTCGCGGAATCATGTCGGTAGAAGTACCAAGCACATTGGGCCGCACCTTCTCCTACTACGGATACGTCTCGACCTTCATCGCTGACGGCGATCAGGTCAAGTCCATCGCAATCGCCTAATCCCGAAAGGCGGTACCGCCATGGCGGTATTCACAGTTATCTCTCATCAGCGTCTGGACGATTACGCAGTCGTCCAGACCCTGACGGGAACTGACATTGAAGTCGGTCAGACAATCACGCTGGCTGGTTTAGGCCACGGTCTTAACGGCACACACGTGGTGCTTGACTGTCCTCAGTACGAGTACACGGGTGTTCAGTCAAACACTGGTGAACTTACGTTTGATCCAGAAGTGGCACGTCCTAACCAGTTGCTCTTCCGTGATGAAGGAGACGACCTTGACTTCAGCGCTGCACTGCCGACAGGCACCTGCACATGGACGCTGACCTGCACTTGGGTGACGGCTACGGACATCGAGGACTACGTGGGCATCGGCACGGCCTCTATCGAGGAGGCTGCGTTCCTCACGCAGTGCGCTGCCGCTTGTAATGCGTTTGCGTATCGCCGCAGGTACGAGGCGGGCTACCTTCAGGACAGCCTCACGACTGCTCCATCTGGTGACGTCAAACTTGGAACCATCATGATCGGCGCTGCGTACTACCGCCAGAAGGGCAGCTTTAATACCATCGCTACCTTCGACGGCATGGGCGCTCCACCATCTACCGGTGTTACACCAATGGTCATGCAGCTACTTGGCATCAACCGTCCGCAGGTTGCATAGTGGCTTACACGGATCTATTCAACGAGGCCATTGACGACCTCACCGCAACGCTGTCAACCATCACAGGTTTACGCGTCGTCACAGATCCGAAAGCCATCAACCCGCCGTGCGCGTTTCTTGACGCCCCATCGTTTGACGCACTCAACTACAACATCGTCCGCATGACATTCCCTGTCCGTGTAATCGGTACAGGCCCTGTGGACCTCAACGGTCTTCGTGTGCTTCTCAGCATCGCAGCTGCGTTGCTCACAAAGAATGTGGCAGTCCTTGACGGACGGCCATCAGTACTCAACATCGGCGGTCAGGACTACGGTTCATACGACCTCACTATTGCAATGCAGGCACAGACATCATGACTGATTACATCGTAAACTCGCATCGCGTCGGCACCGTCGGCGAGAAGCTCAAGATCAACAAGTACATCACCGAGAAGGTGATTGACTATTTGCTGAAGGCAGGCTTTATTTCTGAAGCCCCGCAAGCACCCACAAAATCTGCTAAAACAGAACCCAAGCAAGAACTCACCGAGGAGTAAACCCCATGGCCGCTACCACCACCACCTACCTTTCCAACCCAGACGTCCTCATTGGCGCCGTGTCTCTCCGCGACCAGTGCAGTGCAGCAACGCTCACACGCACAGTCGAGGCTCTTGAGTCCACCGCGTTCGGTGACTTGGCTCGCTTCTATGTTGGCGGTCTTGAGTCCAACGAGCTCACGCTTACGCTCTACATGAGCTACGCAGCGTCAGAGACCTACGCAACGCTTGCCACCCTTGTCGGTACACAGTTCAACGTCATTGTCTCGCCATCGGCACCAACGACTCCAGGTACCTACTCGGCAACTAACCCCGGCTTCACGTTGACCGGTGCCTACCTTGCATCGTTGCCAGTAATCAATGCGACGATGGGAGAATTGAGCACGATCGACATCACCATTCAGGGTGGATCGTACTCAGTCGACGTGTCCTGATCTAACAACTAAGGGAGAAACAAAATGAAACTCACACTCCGTGTGGACTTCACCGATGGGGCACAAGCCACCGTCACCACCAACCTTTGGGTAATCACCCAGTGGGAACGCAAGTACAAGTCCAAGATTACACAGATGGCCACCGGCATCGGAGCCGAGGATCTTGCCTTTCTTGCCTACGAGGCTTGCAAGGTTTCCAACGTGGTTGTAGACGCAGCCTTTGACTCTTTCATCAAGAAGGTGGACAAGGTTGAAGTGCTCGACTCGGAAACCGAAAACCCTACCCAAG